TATGACTTTATTAAGTAGTATCTTAATGCGAATGTTAAACACATACAAATTCAACTACTTTAAATCTACGTCTTATAGGAAGTAAATCTTGTTCGTTATGAAAGCAATCCTCTGGTTTATAGTTAGATAAAACTATAATTTTTCTTGGTCTTATTTTTTGAAGTGTTCCACCTTTAACTTCTGCACAGAAAGGATATCTGTCAGCCCAGATTTTTAAAAGTGAAGCTGTAACTTCATTTTTTGGAGACCATTCCTCGATAGCAACTACTTCTTGGTTGCTGTAGCTGTCCCACCATTTATTAAGCGGCTTCTGGTAGTGCTCCGGGTACTTTTCCCACAATGCTCTTGATTTCCCGCTGCCTGTAGCGCCCCACCACCATTCATTGTCCAAAGTTGGTAGTACAAGTACACGTTGTGGTTTGTAAAGTCCAAGTAGCTTTGAATGATATCGCAGAAAGATGGAGGGAAATTTGTCTTCAATTTCTTGGAGATTTCCCGCCCTTGCAAGTTGGAGCACCTCTTTCCATTGATTTTTTTGACCTGATGGTCCACTAGGCCGAGTTCCCCATTCACGCCAATCGCCATCTTTTTTAGTGTAGTCGATTGCTTGGTCGAATGTTCCTCTTTGTCGTTCGAGGTGAGCTCGGGGAATAAATTCTTTGACGCGGATGAGAGATTTTTTCTCTTTGAAATAGACGTATCCTTGGTAGTGAGGCGTTCCGCTTTCTCCGACTTCTTTGCCGTAACATACGTATTGCGCTGCTTCAATAAGTCTTTCGATATCGGCTGTGTCCCAACCGTTGGGGTTGTTGATAGTCCAGCACCAGCCTCTTGCTCGCTCATTTGTCATCGACTCAGCAAATTTGAAAATGAGCTCTACCAGACGCCTAGCCCAGTATTACCTAGGCGTCTGGCCACTGGCCAGTACCACTCTGCGCGATTCCGCCAATCAGCGGTCAGGAGCGCGAGCCTAAGAGGAGTACCACTATTAAAATTCCGCCAATCAGAAGCTTGGAAATATAGAAGCTTTTTTGAAGAGTCTCATTCTTCGATTTTCCTTAAACCTCACAGATGAGTAGAATTGGCATAAGAAATATGATGAGATTCCGTAACACGGGATTTGGTCCTCGTATAAGCACGCTTTCTCGTAGAGCAGCTGCTACAAGAATTCAACGCGTAATGCGGAAAAGATTGTTCACTATGAGAAGAAATAAAAAGAATGTACGTTCTGGACAAGGCATCACAACACAGCGTGATGCACGTAAAATCTATACAAAACGATATATGCCAAAAAGTAAGAAATATCGTTGGCGAAGCTTTGTAAAGAAGATTCATGCTGTATCTGAAAAAGAGCTAGGAGCTCGACAGGTTGTTTTCAATAAGTTATTACAACCTTTTAATGTAACTCCTGATAACCATTTAGAACAGGGTGTTGTTCTTTATGGTCAAGCATCAGATAAAAGTCACTATAATGACTTGAGTAATATTGCTCAATATGAGAATATCGCAGATAATGATTCTAAACTGAAGGGTCAAACTACATATGACAGCACTAAGTTTATGTTTCAGAGTGCTGTATTGGATGTAACTATCCGAAATACTTCACGCAGATATACTCAACAAGGAGAGAATCTTGTGTTGACTAATGCTGGAGAAGCTAAAATGGAAGTGGATGTTTATGAAATGACAATTAGTAAAGATGCGAGAGATTCTTTAACAACATTGACGGATGTTGGATCTCTTTGGGTTCGAAATAAAGATTATACCGAAAAGTTGGCTAATGGAAGTGCCGAACTTGATCATCAACAAAGGGGAGTAACTCCTTTCGAGTTCAGTTATGCACTTGGAAGATATGGTGTGAAAGTGCTGAAGAAAACGAAATATCTCCTGCCTAATGGAGAATGTTTCACGTATCAAATTCGTGATCCTAAAAGAAAAACTATAACACAACATGACATGCAAAATACACCTGGGTTTAATAGACCCGGTTTTACTCGTGTTCTATGGATTGTTGCAAAACTTGTTCCTGGTTTAACTGTTGGTCAAATTGATGGAGGTTATCGAGAAGAACTATCTTTGGGTGTCACTCGTAAATATTTGTATAAATTGGAAGGATCTAATGAGGATCGTACCACCTATCAAGCAAACACTTGAGCTTGGCAACCGACGCCCCCTGGGATCTATATAAAAAGGACCCCCTTGAGGGGGGGAGTATTTTTGCGGAAGCAAAAATACGACGGGGTGATTTATATAATGCATATGACTTTATTAAGTAGTATCTTAATGCGAATGTTAAACACATACAAATTCAACTACTTTAAATCTACGTCTTATAGGAAGTAAATCTTGTTCGTTATGAAAGCAATCCTCTGGTTTATA